AGCTCGCCGCCAGTGCGGCGGCGATCTCGTGGAACATCGTGCTCACCCGCGGCATCGGCGGCACGCTGAACGCGCCCTCCGCGACGAACACCATCGACGGTCCGCTCGGTGGGTACACGCCGACGATCGCCGTCAACACCATCATCCCGCAGCAGCTTGGAGATACGCTACGGCTCCTCGTCCTGCCCGGGGCGGGCACGACCGCAGGCGCGGCGCTCAGCTTCGCCTTCGACTCCAGCCCGTGAGCGACTTCGAGCTCATCGGCGGCACGCAGGAGATCGACACGCTCTCCCGCGCGGTCGCTCGCATGGGCAGGGCAGAGTGGAAGCGCGACCTGCTCGCCAGCCTCGCCGACGCGGCACTCGATCTGGTGCGGCAGGAGTTCGCCATGAGCCGGGACCCGTACGGCAATCCCTGGGCGCCCTTGAAGAAGCGACGCGCTGGCGGGCCGGTGCTGGTCAAGAGCGGCCGCATGCAGGGCCGCATCCGCCGCCGCACTTCGTCCATCGGCTTTACGCTGGTCTCGCCTGTGCCCTACTCGGGATTCCACCAGAGCGGCACGCAGCGAATGGTACAGCGCCGCATCTTCCCTGACGCTGATCTGATCCCGCCGGAGTGGACGCGCATCTTCGAGCGGATCGCCGAGGAAGCGGTCACCAAGGCGCTGCTGGCGAGTCTGTAGATGGCGCTCAAGGACGTGCTCGCCCCGGTCAATACCATCCTGACCACCAACGGCGCGCTCTCCCTGACGCCGGGCACTCCAGCGCTCGAGCTCGGGTCGACCCCGAAGCGCGATCGCACTGCGACGCCGCGCGTGACCTGGGTGCCGGCGCAGGACACCTTCGTCATGCGCCCGCCGGCCATGACCAAGGCGGTGCAGGCGGCCTTCATCGCTGCCAACCCCGGCAAGCAGATCCCGCGCATGCTCTACACGCGGCTGGCCGGACTCGAATGCCATATCTGGGCCGGCATCCTGGGCAGTGCCGACGACTACAGCGCGAGCGAAGCGCTGCTCGGCTCGGTGATCTCGGCCTTGCGTCATCAAGCGTACGGGGCCATCGACCTGAACGGCAGCGCCTGGGTGAATCCGCGCAGCTCGGAAGGGAACCTGCTCGGCCACCGCTACGTGCTGAACCTCACCATCGCGATACCGGTGCTCGAGGTGCAGGACAACGCGCCGGGCGTCTCCGAGCAGACGACGCTGACCACCTTCACGCCGCAGACGAACCAGATGGGGCCGATCCCGCCGGGTGGATCCACCGTCACGAATCCCTAGGCTCGTCCTCGCTGGCCTCGAAAAAGGACTTCGGGTGCTCGATCTGCTTTCCGGTGACGTGGTTGTACAAGCAGCAGCCGCAGAACCCGTCGTCGTGGACGCAGGATGGGAAGCAGCGGCAGCACCGCTTCCAGCCCGCGGACTCCATCGTGGCCTTTCTCAACTCGCGGAGCTTGGCGCTGATCGCGGCCAGCTTCGTGGATAGCCGTTCTTTCTCGGCAACCAAGTCACTGTACTCGAGCGGCAAGTGAAGCATCGCCTCTCAGCATAGCAGGGAGCCCACCCATGTCCGACCAGGACCGCGCGCCCGCGCCGCTGGATACGTCTGCGCCGCCGGCGAAGATGCCGGTCTCGTTCTGGCTCGGCCGCAAGCGCCCGCCGGAGCCGCAGCACGACGCCGACCGCAAGGCGCGGGTCATGTTCGACGTGCTCTACGCCGGCGCCGCTGCCTCGAAGCGCTGGGACGACTTCACCACGATCTCCGAAGACGACTTCGACGCTGCGCTCGCGGCCGTCGCCTCCATCACGCTCGGCGGAAGGTAACCCGACATGGCGCTTCCAGGTGTATCGGTCACCGTCAGGGACGGTGGGCTCGGAATCGTTCCGCCGGGGGCCGGCAACCTGTTTGCCAAGATCGGCCCCTCCCCGCTCGGCGTGGTGAACAGCGTGTCGTCCGTGTCCGACAACACGTCGCTGCAGAAGGCGTGCGGCAACGGCGGCCTGATGGTCGAGGCGGCTGCGCTGGCGCTGGCAGTAGGCGGGCAAGGCTCGCCTCGCCCTGGCGGGCTTCTGCTCGTTCCGGTGAACCCGTCCACCTACGGCACCGCCACCGCCGTCGTCCAGAGCGGCACCGGCCCGGCAGTCACGGTCGCGATCAAGCCCGCGGTCGCCTTCCAGTTGAAGTGCATCCTGGGCGGTGCTGCTAGCGTGGCCACCTTCCAGATGTCGCTCGACGGCGGCGCGACCTACGGCGCGACCTTCACTTCGGCCGCGACGCTGATCACTCCCGGCGCGTCCTTCACCACGCTGGCGTACGGCGCGGGATCGGCGGTCGCGGGCGACATCTTCACCGTCGCCACGACCGGCACGGTCACGCAGACGAGCGGCTCCGGCACCCTCGCGATCACTCTGAGCTCGGCCTGCCCGGTCGACGCGTACACGGTCACGGTCACGGTGACGGGCGGCGGCGCACTCGGCGCCGGCTTCTTCACCTACTCGCTCGACGGCGGAAACACGGTCAGCCAGCCGTTCCTGATCCCGGCATCGGGCAGCGCTATCATCGCGGACGGCAACGACCCCTTCAAGGCTGGCCAGTGCTCGACCGGGATCGTGCTCACCTTCGCGGCCGGCACCTACGTCGTCGGGACCACGTACACGTTCACGACCACGACCGCGAGCTACACGACCACCGACCTGACGAACGCGTTCAACCAGCTCTACATCGACACGCGCTTCAGCTCCGGCATCGGCTTGCACGTCGTCGGGCCCGCATCCACCGTCGGCAACGCCGCGACGCTGCTCGCCTCACTCGACACGCTGATGGGCACCGCAGCCGGCTCGTTCAAGTTCGATCGGGCGATGATCGAAGTGCCCTCGGACACGGACGCGAACACCCTCGCCGCTTTCAACGCCTCCTCCTCGACTCGAGTCGGCGCCGCGGCGGGCTTCCATAACGTCACCTCGCCCGTGAACGGCCGCATCCAGAGCCGACCGGCTGCGTACAGCATCATGGCGCGCGCGGGTGGCGTCCCGGCCCAGAACGACCTCGGCCGCGTCCTCGACGGCTCGTTGCCCGGCGTCTCCAAGCTCGCTCGCGACGAGTTCCAGACGCCCGGCCTTGACGCCGGCCGCTTCTCCACCCTGACCAGCATCCCGGGCCGCAACGGCTTCTGGGTGACGAACGGCCGCCTGTTCGCGCAGGCCGGATCCGACTTCACCTACTGGCAGTACGGCCGGGTGATGGACCTGGCGTCCTACTACACGCGCCTCGCTCTGCTGAACTTCCTGAACGACTCGGTGCGCGTCAACGGCGACGGAACGATCTCGGAGAAGGACGCTCGCAATATCGAGAACTACACCGACGGGTTCGTCCGCAACGCGATGCCGCCCGGGTCGTTCTCCGACTACATCATCCAGATCTCGCGCACGAACAACGTGCTCAGCTCGCAGACCATCCTGCCCACCGCGCGCGTAATCCCGCTCGGGTACGCGAAGCAGATCTCGCTCGATCTGGGCTTCACGAACCAGGGCCTCGTCGTCAAGGCGGCCTAGCCGCTCCCGGAGACAGCCATGCCGCTTGGGTATCCCCTGATCAACGGGGTTCGCTTCGACTCGTCCTCGGTCGAGTTGAAGGTGAACCTGCAGCGCTACATCGGGGTCACCTCGATCCAGTACGAGCACGGGCTGAACCCGGGGATCATCCGCGGACTGAACCCGCAGGCGCTCGGCTTCACGCGCGGCATCTACGACGCGTCCGGGACGCTGTCGCTTTTGCGCGAAGAGTTCAACGATCTGACCACGAACCTGCTCACGGTCGCGCAGGGACTCTTCGAGGCGAACATCATCTGCTCCGTGACGTACTCGGAGCTGCCGCCGGCCGCGATCCCCACTGGCGCCGTCTCAGGAACGACCACCGACACCATCATCGGCATGCGCTTCACCCGCAGCCGACACTCGATCACCGGCGGCAGCTCGGACGGACTCTCCGTCGAGATGCCGTTCATCGCTCGGTACATCCTCGTGAACGGCGTTCTGCCGCTGAACCAGCTGCTCAAGGGCGTCGCCGCAGCGACCGCACCGTAAAGGACTCGCATGTCCAAGATCGACGAACTGCGAAAGGCTCATCCCGGCAAGGCCCTGGCGCGGGTCAAGACGCAGGGCAAGGAGTACTACGTCGCAGCGCCAGCGCGCGCCGACTGGCACGCGTTCCTCGAGGCTCTCGGCGATCCGCGGCGATCGCGCGTCTCGATGGAGAACCTCGCCACGAAGTGCGTGGTCGATCCGTCGCCGGAGCAGGTCGCGGCACTGTTCGAAACGAAGCCCGGGCTCGCCGTCAAGCTGTCCGAGGCGATCGGGAAGCTAGCCGGCATCGACGACGAGGCGGAGATCGAGCTTTTCGAAGCCGCCTGACCAGGGCGCACGCGGACCCTCGCGTCGCTGCCCGTGCACTGCTCGCGTTCAGGCGCGGCGAACCAGACGAGCAGGCGGAGCTCGGGGCGATGCTGATCGCGGAGTTGATCGCCCTGCTGCGCGAGCGGAGCATGATGCCGTCGCTGATGTGAGGCGCCTATGGCCGGTCTAGAGTGGGCCTTCACGCTACGCGACCAGGTCACCCAGCCCGCCGGCAACATCGAATCGCAGTTGAAGCGCGTCGTCACCGCGCTCAAGACGCTGGACCTCGCGGCCAAGCAGGCCCGGCTCGATAGCATCGCTGACCCGCTGAAGAAGACGCGCCTCGAGCTGCAGATCCACCGCGATCAGCTGCTGCTCAGCAAGCGTGCCATCGACGACCACACGCGGTCCTCCGTTAGCTGGAGAGACTCGCTGCTCAAATGGGCGTCCTCCCTGTACATCCTCGATACTGCGGCGCGGGCGTTCCGCGCGGTGGGCCGGGCTGCGCTCGACATGGGCGACCAGGTCCGCGATGCGGTCACCGTCCGGCAGCGCGGACTCTTCGGCCTCAGCGCCACTATGGGCGGCAGCGCCGGCGGCAAGTTCTTCACTGCGCTGGAGCGTCAGGCGCTGGCGTACGGACGGCCGCCGGGTGAGGTGGTCTCGACCGGCGCTGCGTTCAACACAGCAGGCGCGTCTCCGGACTTCGCGCGCAAGCTGGTCGGCGCCGTCTACGACGTGCGTGCGGCGACCGGCGGCAGGGCCGACATCACGCAGCAGTTGCAGTCCATTCTCACCTCGCCCGTGCTGAACGTTGGCAATCTGACCGGCTTCGGCGGTGCTCTCGATCTGAAGAAGCTCTGGGCGGCGTTCGGTGCCCGGATGAACATGCGTCCCGGCGATGCGGAGCAGGTGCTCGCTGGACGCATTCAAGGCCAGTTCGTCCGCGGTGGTGAGTCCAGCCCGATGATGCAGGCCGTGTTCGACGTGCTCTCCGGAATGCCCGGTGGTCGCGGCGGCGTCGGCAACATGGCGCGCGGGTTCGCTGGCAGCACGCTCCCGGGCGCGATCGGGCAGTTCAAGTCGGCCTGGGAGCAGTTCATGGCCAGCGTCGACAACTCGCGCGGCCTGAAGACGCTGCAGGACGTGCTCCGGAATCTCGCCCGCACTCTCGGCGGCGAGAACATGCGCAGCGCGCTCCGGGACCTGATCGATACCATGGGCGCGGCGCTCAAGCCGCTGACCGGCGCTGAAGGCCGTCAGGCGATGAGCCAGTTCTTCGCGGATCTGACCAAGGCCGTGAAGAGCGTGCTCCCGCTACTCGAGCTGGCCGCGAAGTTCACGAGCATCCTGATCGGATACGCAGCCGGCGGTCGCGCTCAGAATGCTCCGACCTCCGTTGGCCAGGAAGTGAGCCAACTCCGCGACTACTTCAGCTTCCGCAATAATCGGATGACGAACTTCCTCTTCAACCGAGACCGCACGCCGTTGGGACCGACGCGGCTTTCGTCTCCGTACCAGCAATTCAGCCAGCCGGCGATCAACGTGAACGTGGACGCGCGCGGCGGGCAGCGCCTCGATCCCGACGGAATCCGTCTAGCGATCCAGCACGAGATCGCGCGGCAGCAGCAGGACGCGGGCCCGACGCAGTTCAACGACGGGCTCGAGCAGCTGGCGACCGAGAGCGGGCAATAGAATGGCCTCAGCGCTTCCCTTCTGGGACCCGGGCTCGTTCCTCGGTCCGCCGCCGCAGAATCCGGACATCTCCCAGCCGGTCCGGACGGCCATTCCGGAGCCGCCTGGTGGCGGGTTCGATCCGAGCATCTCGTCCTGGGAAACCATCTACTTCGCTGGAGTGCGCGCACCTGGAGTCTGCCGCGTTGAGGGCGGGCGCCGGCGGCTGATCGACCCGCGCATGATCCCCGGCTCTTCGGGACAACTGCCTGCGGTGCTGGCGTTCATGCCGGCCGAGTTTCGCGTCATTCTGTTGCTCTGGACCTCGAAGCAGTTCGACGCCTTCAAGGCGCTCGCCGATCTGCTCTATCCCAAGCCGGTGCCAGCGCAGGTCGCCTCGCAGGACCCGACGACGTTTTCGCTGCAGGCTGTGGACGTGACCCACCCCGCCTTCCTCTGTCTCGGCGTGAAGAGCGTCTACGTGGTCGACCTGCGCGCGCCGCAGCCCGGCTCGGTCCCGCAGACGATGGAGGCGGTGATCGATTGCGTCGAGTTCTACCCGCCCATGAACGAAGGCGTGAAGGTCGTGAACCAGAGCGTGGACCAGGCGAACAACGGAACCAGCTTCCCGCAGCAGCCGCCCTCCGCGCCCGCGACCCGCACGCCGCCGAAGGGGCCGGACCAGACGAACGTCAATCCGTAGCACGCTCGTGCCCGAGGAATCCGCATCTCGCTTCGTGGCGTAACACCATGCGGCCTGGATCGAACTGGGCGCAGCAGTCGGCACAGTAGGGTGCGTGCTCCGTGCCGTGCTCTGGCGGACATCCGCGAATGATGCGGCGCATCTCGCGCGCTCGGTCCACCTCATCGAGCAAGCGCGGGAGCGCGTTGCGGATTTCCTCATAGGCTGGCCGCGCCATCGTTACGGAGTCGCCGCGAGCGATCGGCGGGAGCAACCTGCGCAGTTCGGCGATCTCCTCGGCGCTCAGGTCGGCCATTCCCGCGAGATACCATGCCCGCCTTCGCCAGCGTGAACGGCCTCGCTGTCCTCGAAGGAACGGTGACGCTTCCTCGCGTCGGCGTCTTCCATGCCGATTTAAGCGTCGACGCGTACGCCCCGCAGTCAGGCAAGGCGACAATCACCCTCGGAACGCAGAAGCTCGTCGGCACGTTCGCCCGCAACGGTGTCGACATCACCCGCAGGCTCCGCGCGCGTGTCGTCGGCGGTGCTGGCGGACTGGCCACGTTGTTGCCACCGAAGTCCTACGGCTCGGTCCCGCTGAAGATTCCGCTCTCGGACGCGCTGCGCGACGCCGGCGAGACTCTGTCGCCATCCGCGGACGCGTCGCTGCTCGCAACGCAGCTCAGCGCCTGGAGCCGCATGCGGGCGTCGGCGTCGTCGGTGATCGCCTCGCTTCTCCAGGTCGTTCCGAACGCCGTCTGGCGCGTGCTGCTCGACGGGACCGTGTGGTTCGGCTTCGAGACGTACCCGACGACGACGCTGTCCGACGCCTTCCCGATCCAGTCCGAGCCGGAGAAGGGGCGGGTCACCATCGCCTCGGTGACGCCGTCGATCCTGCCTGGGACGTCGTTCCAGTTCACGGCGCCAGGGCAGGGGCTGCAGACGGTGAAGGTCTCGCTCGTGCACCATCTGATCCGCGCGGCTGGGCTCCGGACCGTCATTTACTTCGAGTAGGCCATGCCGCTCTCCGACCGCGCGAAGGCTGGGCTCACGGCCTTCATCCGGCGCGTGGTCGGCCTCGACATCCTCGGCCCGCGGATGGATTACCTGGGCGCGTACCCAGCGAAGGTCGTCTCGCAGAACGGCGACGGGTCGCTCGAGCTGCAGCCTGACGACGTGCGGCTGCCGCCCTACTCGAAGGTCCCGATCCGCTACGGCGTCCCGGGCATCACCGCGACGGTCTCCGGTGGTGCGCGTTGCCTGCTCGCATTTGCCGGTGCCGACCCGCAGAAGCCGATCGTGGTCGGCTGGGAAGGCTCTGGCGGCGTCTTGGTCTCGCTCAACGTCGGGCCCGCCGACACCGTGCTCGTCCGCTACTCGGATCTGAAGACGCTCCTCGACGCCCAGACGCACATCGGCAACCTCGGCTATCCGACCGGCGCGCCGATCGTTCCGGTGACCCCCAACGTCGGCAGCTCCGTCATCCACGTGAAGTGACCTCATGTCGATCATCGTAGGCGACTCGACCGATGGCGTGCGCACCGGGCTCGCTGGCCGGATCGCGAACGATATCGTCGCTGCCTTCGCGGGCGTCACGTACGGATCCGGGACGAATCACCAGAAGGGCATCAACGCGTTCGTCCAGGGCATCGTCGACGCGCTGAACAACGACAAGGTTGACCCCGTCACGCAGCTCGGGACCAACCCAATGCTCGGCGCTAATACCGCAGCTGGGCAGACGATCGGGAACGCGTCTTACACTGCCGTCGTGTTTGGCACCGTCGAACTGGACACGGACTCGGCTTACAACTCGGGGACTGGCGTCTTCACGGTCCCGACCGGCAAAGGTGGCCATTACCTGATCGTCGGCGGGATCGCTTATGCCCTCGCCATCGCTGGGTCCGCCGGGTGCTCAATATTCAAGGGCGGCGTACAGCAAAAAGAGATGTGGTTCGTGACTCCTGGAGCGAATCAGGTCTTGGTCGTCACCGCCATTCTGAATCTAGCCGCCGGCGACGCTATCGACGTGCGCGCCTACCAGAACTCTGGAGCGGGGAAGGCTCTGGTCGGCTTCGGCGCTAATAACTACATCGCGATCAAGCGGATCTCCTGACCGATGGCCTATCCCTTTGAGAGCGCTTCGGTGAACCTCACCGACCCGCTCGGCGTGGATCTGGATTGCTATCCCGGCCTTTCGCCGACTGGCGCTCTGGTCTCAGGCATCGTCGCGCTCGCGCAGCGGATCGCGCGCCGCCTGACCACTCCTCGAGGCGCATGGTTCTGGGCCCCGAACGAGTGCACCGACGTGCGCGGCTACCTGAACGAAGGCGTGGGCCCGGACGCGCAGGCGCAGATCAAGGCGGCGATCGAGCGGGAGGCGCTACGCGAGGAGGCGGTCGCGACGGCATCCGCGGACGTGGCCTTCAACGCGCAGGCGATGACGCTGACCATCCACCTCACCGGCACGAGCAAAGCGGGACCGTTCCAGTTCGTGATGTCCGTCACGTCGGTGACGCTGGCGATCCTGAAGGCGGGCTAGATGGCGCTCACGCTGACGCAGCTGCTGGCCGCCCCCACGGTCGATCAGTGGCGGACGCTGCTGCTCGGCGCGCTCCAGGGGCTGAGCCCGGTCGTCGCCGGCGGCACCGCAGCGGGCAACGTCATCAGCGGGACCGGATCGATCACGCTCTCCGGGACGCCGGGCGCTGCATACCCGAAGTCCATCATCAAGATCGTCACCGCAGGCGAGCTCGGGACAGGCGCCTTTCAGTACAGCCTCGACGGGGGAGTGACCTACAGCTCGACCGTCACCATCCCCTCCGCGCCCGGCACGTACGCGCTCGGTGCGACCGGCGTCACCGTCACCTTTGCCTCTGGTCCGGTCGGAACCGGGACCTCGTTCACGGTCGGCGACACGTTCAGCTTCGCGCTCGCCGCGCCCTCGCTGCAGGTCACGGTCTGGACCGCCTCCGGGGCGCTCCGGCAGCTGGTCGAGATCGAGGCGCAGTCGCTCGCGTCGCTCTCCCCACAGCAGGCGGCGCTCGCGGCTGCGGGCCTGACTACGAGCGCGACCGGCTCGTGGGCCGTTCTGCTCGCGAAGCAGTTCTATGGCCTAGATCCGTTTCCGGCCGCAGCGACGGCTGGTCAGGTCACCATCACCGACGCGCAGAGCGCCGGGCCGTTCACCATCACCGCCGGGCAGATGACCTTCGCCTCCACGGGCGGCCTGCTCTACACGAACACGAGCGGCGGAACGCTCACGAAGGGCGGCACGCTCAACCTCCAAGTCCAGGCGCTGACCCCTGGCGCGGCCTACAACGTCGGCAACGGCACCATCACCACGATCGCCGGCGGGACGCTCCCGGGCGTGACGGTGAATAACCCGGATCCGGGATCGGGAACGTGGATCACCTCGCAGGGCGCGGACGCGGAGACGGGCGCCGCGCTGATGCTCCGCTGCCAGCAGCGCTGGCCGGCTCTCGGGACATCGGCGACGGCGTCCACGTATGACCTGTGGGCGAAGTCGGCGGAGGTGGCTGCATCGCACTCGGCCACCATCACGAAGACGCTGGTCATCGTGGACCCGACGACAGCCGGGCAGGTCGACATCTACCTCGCGGGCGCTTCCGGAGCGGTCGGCGGCCCTGCGGTCACCGATGCGCAGAACTACATCAACGCGCGCGTCACGCTCACCGCGACCACGCTGATTCAAGCGGCGACGAACGTGGTGCTGACGCTCGCCGGCACGGTGAACTACTTCGCCGCGAAGACGACGCTCGCAGCGGTGCAGGCCGCAGTCTCCACCGCGCT